AATATAATATTAAAAAAAAATTGATATAAGCATTAATATTTTAAATATTTGATATTGTATAAACAATGAACAATTTTACGGAAATAAAAAATAAAGATACAGTCAAAATTGCTCCATGGTTGTTGAATTCAGACTATAAAAAAAATATACTAAAAGTGTTAAAAAAGAAATATGAAGGAATATGTTCTAAATTTGGGTACATCAAACAAAATAGTATAGAATTGCTTTCTGTCAATAAGGGTTTGATAGAGTTGAGCACATTTCATGGTTATGTGCTATTTGATGTAGAGTTCAATGCTAGTATATGTAACCCCGCTATTGGAAGTATAGTAAAATGTAAAGTTAAGAATATCAACGTGTTCGGTATTCTATGTACTTCTGGAATAACAGAATATGGCCAATATCAGAATATATTGAACATTATCATTCCGAAACAAGATTCTCAATTTACAAATCATCCAGACATATTCAATAATATCGCGATTAACGACGAGATTAATGTTGAGATATTGGGGAAGAAGTACATTTTAAATAATAAAAACATCAATGTGTTTGGCAAAATTATTGACAGTAAAAAAACGAATGATTCGTTAATTACAACGGATAATGAGTTGAATGTATTGGAACTTGATGAGGATGATGTTGCCAATGAAGACAATGATGAAGATATGTTGGAAGAAGATGATGAAAACGAGAACGAAGAAGATGATAAAACAGAACTACATTCTCTTACATCTGAAGAAGAGATGGTGGATGATATTGACAATAATGATGACATTTTAAGTGAAGACGATGCGTCAGAAGATGAGTTTTATTGATTTAAGGTGTTGAACGGATAATACATTTAGAAATGAATCATCGAAAACAACTGATTGAGAATTCGCAAAAACTAGAATATGAATCAAAAATAGAGTTATTCCATTATATAACCAACACATTCAACTTAAATTTTATGGAAAATATAAACGGTATATTTTTTTCGCTAAATGAAATTAACGATAACAATGTATTAGATATATTACAAAAAACGAATGATTTAATGGAAATGGAGTCGGAAAGGAGTATATTTCCTAGACACAAACATGCAGATACAGAAACAGCAGATTACAATACCGATATACAAGATGATGATTTAAAATCTGATTTAATGAGTAAAAAATCATTCGATTTAGACAAAACGATGATTAAAGATATCGACAACCATATAAACAAAACTAATAAAAAAAGTATCCATGTAAAATACTCAATTGCAAAAAAGAAATATAACAAACAAATTCAAATAGACTCGAAAAAAATTGAAAATAATGATTTAAGCGAACTGACAGAAGAAACGTATATATACTAAGTAGAAATGGAACAAATAGTCGATCGTATATCGTCTATAAACACCCACAATTACCAGAAAATTAACTCTAACCATTACCAACAAGGCAAACCTTATGTTCCGTCAATTGTGCAACAAAAAGATAATAACTATATAAGAATACCGAAAGTAAGTCACAATCCTTTAAACATAGAAATTTATAAGACTATATTTGAAAAATTGGTGATTGTATATGAAAACCAATTCGATATTGATATGAACGAATACAAACAGAAGTTTTTTAATATGTTGTCCAATGATGTATACAAAAGTATTAGTAAACGACATAATGTGTTGAAAAAGAATATGTTTGATTTCATTCACGAAACGGAATACACTATACCAACGAATAGAGATGTTTTGATATTGTTTTGTAATATTTTGAAGAAAAATATTATTGTCATTGAAAAAAAGGAATACCACATTTATACATCAACATTTGATACTACATTAGTAATAGATTCGAAGAACACACGATTCTTTGATGGGATCGAATTTGCTGAGAATCAGTTGATACAGGAAGGATATTATGAGCACATAGACTTTACCAACATAAAAATGACAGAGTTGAAAAGTTATATCGAAAAGTATAACATGCAAATTGATAAATCAATTAAAAAGAAGGACGAAATAATTGAGAAGATTAAAGAAATTAAAAATTGATCTAAATTTTATTTATATTAACAGTTTAATATAATGGAACTTACCAGCGAAATATACAATCTGATAAAAAATAGTATTGTTGATGCAAACAGAAATAAAGAATACGAATTCGAATGTATATTTTCGCAAAATATTAACAGAGAGTTGTTCTCTGATGTTTTACGTTATTTAAATAATTCAAAATTGTTTCAACTGTTTGAAACTATACATCGCGAGTCTTTGGATATATCGTTGTACAATACCAATCAACGAGTTTCCATATTAAATAAAAATTCAATCGTTGATTATTGTAACACGGGTGTATTGAATGATTATACCATTATGGAGAAAAAGAGGATAGATAATTTTGAAAATATTAAGTTATCCGAATACGATATATATTTTAAAATGAAAAATGAAGTAGAAATCGAAGCACTAGATCATTTAGATGAGTTAATGAAGACAACCAACAAGCATTTCCGAAATAAAAAGCGTTACTCATTCATGCATCAAAGCAAGTTATTCAGAGTTGACTTAACAATAGTAAAGTCATCAATATATCCGGCAAGTAAAATTGAACAGTCTGGAGTATTAAGAGCACCAGAAAAATATGAGATCGAAATTGAATATCTAAATAACAGTACGGAGCAAGTTGAAAGGATTATCGAGATAATGTTCAACATCATTGAAATTATAAAAAAAATATTGGACGACACAAATCATTTAATAACACATACGAAAAAAGAGTTAATATTGTGCAATTATCTTACTCTGGTTAACCCTAAGGTGTTTGATAACTGTAATAACAACATGCACGGATACATTAAGAATGTTGTGTTTAAGAATCCGAAAAACTATTTCTTGTCCTATCAACCAGTTACTTTAGAACAAACTAATTTAGTAGATGAAGAACTCGGCAAAATTTCTATAAAAACGAATTACAGTGTTACGGAAAAAGCGGACGGTGAAAGAATGTTGTTGTATGTAGATATGAACAATCAGGTATACATGATCGACTCTAGATTGAACATTCGATCAACTGGCACAAAACATAAGCAATCTAATTGTTTACTGGACGGTGAGTTCGTTAAAAAGACAAAACATAATACACCACTGAATCATTACTTGGCGTTTGATGTATACTTTATAAACAACGAGGATGTGAGGAGCAAAAAGTTAATACCTGATCGATACAATCTAATCCAAGCCTTTTGTAAAAACTCCTCCTCCCAGTTTGTCATCAAAGCTAAAGAGCATTTGTACGAAGGAGATGACATATTTAAATTGGCTAGAAAAGCGTACAACAAGGACAAATACGAATATCATATTGACGGTTTGATCTACACCCCCATCAATCTCAATGTAGGTGCGTATTACAAAGATGTCGACTCTAATAAGAACACTTTTGGAGGCACATGGATGAATGTGTTCAAATGGAAGCCACCCGAGGAGAACTCCATTGACATGCTGACATCTTACGGTGAAGAAATCTTCATACCAAATATAGGTAGATGCGTGTTGTGTAATTTACAAGTGTCTTACAGATCTAACACGGACGAACTGATCGATCCGATCAAGGTATTAACTAAATCTGCAATTTTTAGCAAGGCCGTGTTCAAACCCAAAACTTTCGCGCAGGTTTATTTGAAAATAAGTGATGGTAACAAACGACCCAAAACCAAGATGAACGAAGATATTTACAATAACACCATAATCGAATATGTGTATGATAAAAACGCGACCGAACTGTTGTGTTGGATTCCGTACAGAGTAAGATACGACAAAACGGAGTTGTATCAAAAAAGTAAAAATATCATGAATACAGCGAATAGTTATGTTACCGCCATGAATGTTTGGAGAAGTATTCAAAATCCGGTCACCGAGGATATGATCAAAGGAAAACAATTGTTAACTAAATCTGATATCATCGAAGCAAATGTGTATTATTCAAGAAATGTGAACAGAAAGGAATTGATATCAAAGCCAATGATTACATTTCATAACAAAAGTATCAAATCTAAACTGTTCTCATTGTTCAAAAACAAAAACTACACACTTATTGATTTGGCGTGTGGAAAGGCGGGTGATCTTTTCAAATGGATTGAGAACAGATACTCGTTTGTTGTTGGATTTGACTATAACTTAGATAATATTATGAATTCAGCAGATGGTGCTTACAAAAGATACCACGACGCGTATCATACACACATGATACACAACAACAACAACTTTAATGTTATATTTTTACAAAAGGATGTGTCGACCCATTGGATAGATAAATCGAGTATCGAAAATGATATGATGTTGGAGTTTTACGATGTTGTATGGGGTAACATAACGAGAAAGGATATCACATACAACCAGATAAGCAAATATCATAATATAATGTACAATAAGTTTGATGTAGTTAGTTGTCAATTTGCCATCCATTACATGTTTGAGAACGACGATAAATTGGAGGCGTTTTGTGCGAATATTAACAAAGTGATGAAGGTGGGTAGTTATTTCATAGGGACATGTTTGAATGGGAACTTGGTGAACGATATGTTGTCTAACGCGAAAGGTGGAAAGGAAACCGGAATTATAAATGACAATGTTATGTGGATGTTAGAGAAAAAATACGACACTTTCGTACCTCAACAAACCGGTCAAAAAATATCAGTCTACATAGAATCGATTAACGTCGTGTACGACGAATACCTTGTAGATTTCGAGTTGTTAAAAAACAAGTTGAAGAAATATGATATAACTGTGTTGACAACGACTGATTTGGAATTATTAAAAATAGAAGACTCTATCAACACATTCGATAAATGGTACGACGATAAAGAGTATGCACTAAACGATGTTTTCAAAAGATACAGTTTTCTAAATTCATGGTTTGTATTTAAGAAATACAAATAAATAATCACTAATGGAAACGACATTGTATCACATATTAAATGAATTTAAAGGACAATATGATAAATCAATATATGAGGACATATACAATAAAAATCAATTGTTATTAGATGATTTGAGGAGAAACAAGAATAAGATCGACAATCAAAAAAATTGGGATATTGCAAAAAAGTATGCAAACATGTATGAATTCATTTTTTCATTTAACAATGATGGTGTTGCTAATGTTGTTCCGATCAGTCGGTCCTACTTTAAACTAATTGAGATCTTGAAGGATAATAATGTGTTGATGAACAATTTGGAGGTTAAAGCGGCATGTATTTGTGAAGGACCCGGTGGTTTTATTCAAGCTATCAATGAAATTTATAAAAACAAGAAGTTGTATCCTGTTGATTGTATAACTTTAATATCGAACGACAAAAGAGTTCCAAATTGGAAATTAAAAAACATAACCAACTACAAGATATGTTATGGATATGACAAAACAGGAAACATATATAGCATACAAAATATTTTTTTCTTTGTGAATACAGTTGGAACACACTCGTGCGATCTGGTCACAGCGGACGGAGGCTTCGATTTTAGTAAAAACTTCAACGCACAAGAAAAAGACTTTTTACTCTTAATGTTGTGTGAAATATATATTGGTTTAAACATTCAAAAAGAAGGAGGCGTTTTCGTCATTAAAGTTTTCGACCTTTTCGACATCAACACAATCAATATGATAGCGTTGCTAAGACTGTTTTATGACAAGATAACAATACAAAAACCGAAAACGAGTAGACCTGCTAATTCAGAAAAATATTTGATTTGCTCTAATTACACTCTAAAAAACAAAGCTTTACTAAACAATCTCAAATCTAAAATTACTCATGGCGTCTTCTCCATTGATGAGATCATACCATTAGACTTGAAACTAAACACATTAATTCATATTTATGAATATAACACACAATTCGTGAACAGTCAAATATTCCATATTAATAAAACACTAACATTGCTACATAACAATTTTGTTAAAAACACAAATGTAGAAAAATGTATAGAATGGTGTAAAAAATACGATATACCAATCAAGTCAAATTTGGTTTGACATATTTATCAACTAACATTGTTCCCACCTTGATTGACGCGTTATGCTCTGTTTGTTTGTTTAAATTTATTTTTTCTTTTTGATTAAGCATGTATCTCAACACCGCCTTATCAAAATTAGGTTCGAAAAGCTTCTCGAACAGTGTGGGATATTTTTTCGAAAACTCTTCATATTTAGTCGTGTAGACTTCTTTAGATTCTTTTTGAGACAATATATCTTCAATAATGTCTTCAATATTATCCATTTTTATAATAAATTCTTTTATATTTTAAATAATAAATAATGAATTATTCTGATTTTGATAATTCAAAAAGTGGAATACCTAATCCTGTTCTAAATGGTGGTTTGTACACCGGAGAATCTTTCAAAGGACCATGGGGAAATGTTTATGTACAACCAGATGTTGTATACATGACCAATAAAAACTTAGTCTCCGCTTCGCCCCCACAAAACGCTCTTACCCAATACGGCGACATCATTAGACCAGGAAACAATGTCCCCAACTTTCAAAACGTGCACAAATTCTCCAATCAACACAACATTATATGCACCGGTTCATTCAACTCCAAATCATTTAAAAGTAACGATCCTTTCTTCGAAAGTCAAATGACCATATAAAACAAAAGAATAACAATCACAATAAACATACAGTACACTCGATACTCTTTGTCTGAGATATAGTATTTTTTCTTTGGATTAAAAAAGTATAGATAAATAGTCAAATACATCAAAGTTTCCAACATATGTGTGCGGTCTAATCTATATACTAACCATATGTATATGAATGGAATAATATGAAATATAATATTACCAACATGTAATTCTGGACCGCTTACATCGTATTTTTTGTCAATAATTATGAACTGTTTAACATAAGTTAAATAACAACCTCCTAAGAATATAATGAAGCTTAATAAATGCAAATTTAAAACATCAATATTTAAGAAATGTTTGATCAAGATTAAAGCACATACTTGTATTGTCAAGAACGATATCAAATCACCAATCATCTCTTTATTTTAGCATACAAATTATCAATGAATTCATAGTTTTGTTTGTATAAATCTTCAAAATATTTTGGGTATATGGTTAGCGACTTTGTACCGTCATTGACGAAGAACCCGTAACTTTTATAATTTATCATGTAGTTTTTGTATTTCACTGGAAACCGCAACAAGAACTCTATATCTGATTTGTTTATTTCATCAATATCCGACATCTGTTTTATTTTCATATACGGCGACAACGGAATATATATTGACTTTGTTGCTGTGGGTATTTCAATTATCGGTCCGAATCTTGCATTTCGAACAATAATATCCTTGTTGTTCACCTTAAAACCACATTTCTTATTTTCTAGTGTAACCTTCGATTTCGTTTTTAATTTGCATTGATCGATGATGAATTTGTAAAAGTTCTTTATTAAATTATCATATGTTTTATCACCTTGAGCTATTTTGTCTAGATCAGCTTCCATGTTGCTCGTGAACTCAACATTTACGATATCCCTAAAAGTATCAATAAGAAACTGATTAATACTTGTGCCCACATCTGTCGGCACAATTTTGTTTTTTTCGATATATAACTCTCTCTTTTCAATCTTTTCCGTAATAGCACCATCCTTCAAAACAAAATCGTTATATTCTTTTATATCTCCCTTTTTATCCATTTTGAAAATAAATCTTCTGTCGTACAACTTATGTAATGTGCTTACATATGTAGATGGTCTTCCGATTCCCTGTTCCTCCATCTTCTTAATCATCAGTGCTTCACTGAACCTTTGTGGTGGTGTGGACCATATACAGTTTCCAACCACTTTTAACGATTTGATATTTTTGTTATTCTTCAATGTTTTAAATATATTATCCACATCTTGAATGTTGTGGCATTTTTCTGTCTCACAGTACACCTTTTTAAAACCTAACTCCACGGTGTATTTCGTTTTTCCTAGAAAATACATATTGTATTGTAGTAGTTTGTCATGTTCAATGTGTAACAACAACTCTTTGTAAGTCGCTGGTATCATCATTGACGCAACCGTTCGATTAAATATCAAATTGTATAAATCGTTCTGTCTTGCAGTCAACTTTGTTAATCGAACCAATTTGGTTGGTCGAATCGCCTCGTGTGCCTCTTGTGCGTTCTTTTGTTGTTTCGTATTTTTAGTTTTTCCTTTGTTCTCATACTCTCTCCCGAATGTTTCGTGTATGTACACACTTAATTTATTCTGAAACTCTTTAGATAGTACGAAGGAGTCTGTTCTCATATATGTAATATGACCCAATTCATACAACTCCTGTGCAACCTTCATAGTCTCTTTAACAGAAAAACCGTACGAAGTTGCCTTTTGTTGTAAGGTTGATGTTGTAAACGGTTTGTCTGGATACTCATTCACATCGTTCATAACATGTGATGTGATGCTATAATTATTGCTACTCTTTAACAGATTCAAAATATGCAACACATCTTTCTTAGAATTCAAAATCATAATTTTATCATTTTGATACAACTTGGCGTCGGTAATATTGTTGTTGAACGTGTTTAACATATTCCAGTATTTTTCAGAAACAAAGTCGGTTATGTCCTTCTCTTTTTGGTTGATCAGCATCAACACAACCGATTGAACTCTGCCCGCCGAAAGCACCGTTTTGGACGAAAAGTTTTGCCATAATATTTTGGTTAAATTAAAACCGACCAATCTATCCAATACACGCCTTGCTTGCTGTGAATTTACCATTTTCATATCAATCTCTTTAGGATTTGAAACTGCGTTATACAAAGCATCTTTCGTGATTTCATTGAAGATAATCCGTTTGTATTTTTTGGGTTTTAATATATTTTGTAAATGCCACGCGATCGCTTCTCCTTCTCTATCATTATCCGACGCCAATAATGTAATTCCACCTTCTTTGTCGGTTTGTTTTACCAAATCTCGTAAAACGCTAACCGTTTTTGCTTTATCTTTCAACACCGTGTATATAGGTTGTAGAGTTTTGAGATTTAAACCAAAGTCTTGTTTGACCAAGTCACATATATGTCCACCGGATGCTTTAACAGTATAAGAATGGTTTTCTCTGCTGAACGCTGCTTCTAAACATTTTTTGATTGTTTTTTCTTTCGTAGATGACTCAACAATAACCAAGACTTTCATTGTATTTTAAATAAATGAAACTTATAAAATCAAATTTTTTTTGGGGTATATATAAAATGGTAAAGAAACTTAGTTTTGTAAAATGGATGTTTGAAAAAAGAGATGTTGATGGTTTGATAATCGCTTTTTTAATATCTGCTGCTGTCAACGCTTTTATAAAAGACTTTACATTGGCTATAGTTGACCCTATTATCAACGGGCTTTTACCCAAATCTGATGCAAATACAGAACAAGTCATAAACATTAACAATTACATCATTATCAGATTAAAACTGCAATACCTTATATCAGGATTTGTTAGATTGATCATCACATTCTTATTGGCGTTTCTTATTGTTCGATATATATATCAATTATTTTCTCTTGATTAAACAAATATGATAGGATATATAATACAGTTTTTAATTACAGCTTTTTGTTTCGGTTTCATTTATTTCAATCATCTTCGAATATCTAACATACAATTTAAAAACGAAAATTTGATTTTAGACACTAAGAAAAAAATTAACGCTTTAAACACAATTTTGTTAAGAAAATACGAACAAAAACAAAATATCGATTCAAAAATTATGAAAATTATTGTGAACAGACTCAATGAACTTAGCGCCAACTTAAATTCTAAAGACAATGATCTTCAAATAGAAATAGACGGATTGAAAAAAACATTGACTTATTTACAAGACCAAAAGACATTATTTTATGATTTCAATGAAGAGAGTGTTTAATTAATATTGTAATACTGTAACGCCTTTTTGGAAGCGTCGATTTCTGCATATTTCTTATTTTGACCCTTACCAATACCAATAATAATATCCATATTATTTTTAACATACACAGTGTGCACTTTCTGTCCGTTAATTTCAGACACATCAATCTCGTAAAATTTAGGAATGAACTGGAAGTTGTGTTGACAGTGCTTCACCAACTTATCCTTTACATTTTTCTGTTGCGTCATTAAATTTGTGAAATCAACATGTTCTTCTAATACATTGATAATCCAGTCTTTACAATGCACAAAACCCGTATTATTTTTTTCCTCCCAATCTAGAAATACAGCTCCAATGAACGCTTCAAATGTATCCTCCAAAATGTTTTTGTTCAACCTACCTTGATTGGACTCAATTTGAGTAGACAATAAAACAAATTCGTTCAATCCGATTTGTTTTGATAAAAATGCTAACATCTCACCATTAACTAGCTTGGTTCGAGTAGTGGTTAAAAACCCCTCATTTACCCCAGGATATCGTTCGAACACATACAATCCGACAACCATATTCAATATCGCATCGCCTAAAAATTCCAATCTTTCGTTACTTTCCTCTTGTAACGGCAGACAATCAGGTGGACAATTCACATTTCCGTTAAGAAAATTCTCATTCTTTCTCGTACAATATGATTTGTGAACAAACGCTCGTCTATATATGTTAATATTGTTAACATCATCGTATATACTCAAAAACTTAACAATATCCTCCTTTTGAACAAGTTTATTAAATCTATTATAAGGTAACTCGATACTGCAATTGCTCATAATGAATGTATATTTTTATATTCAATTATTTAAATTCAATTTTTAATATTATTCGAATTAATATTTTTTAATATTAAATGTGCACCACAATAAATATCATTTTTTTAATCATATTATTAGGGGTAGTTATATTTCATATGAAGAAAAACAAAAACATCGAAAAGTTTTTAGAATTTATTCACATCCCCAAAAATGCCGGAACAACCATCGAAAATGTTGCTAACGAGAAAAATATAAAGTGGGGGCGTTACAAACCCGAACATAGAAACAAAGTAGCTACTCAAAAATGTACCTACTGGCATGTACCCCCAAAACACTTCTATATAAACAATTATTACGACAGCGACGATACCTTTTGTGTTATTCGTGACCCTAGAGACCGAATGGTAAGCGAGTATTCTTACAGACATAAGGGTAAAAATGATAAAAACAACAAAAAAGATATGAACAAATGGTTAAAAGAAAATTTAAACGACGAGAATGTCTATAATGGAGGATTGAACTGTCATTTTGTGCCCCAACACGAATATATATACAACGATAACAACGAACGCACTTGTAATCATATCTTAAAGTTTGACAACTTAACATCGGAATTTAACGAGCTAATGGAAAAAAAGAATGTTGATGTTAGATTAAGTGAGAAAAATAAGGACAACAAAAGTAATTTCAACTTAACCATTGATGATATAGATGATGAAAATATGCAAAAGATATTTAAATTATATAAAAAAGATTTCGAAATACAGAATTCGTTATAATTTTAAAATGTGTTTGAATTAAAAATGAATATTTATTTAATTTATATAATTTATATAATTTGTTTAATATGTATATTATCGTTATTTTTACTCTACATATATCATAAATATAGTAATAAAGAAAATTTTGAAACAAAACCAAAAATATTCATTTATTGGGCACAAGGTTGGGCTGATGCACCATATATTTGTAAAATGTGTTTGAAGTCATGGGAAAAATACAATAAAGATGATTTTGACATTATAGCTCTCGATAATAAAAATGTAAAAAACTATTTATCCAATTCTGTGTTAGATATTGTAAATAGAATTAAAAAACACAAAAGTATAACAGCATCATCAGACCTCCTTAGGGTTAATTTATTGGCAAATCATGGAGGTTTTTGGGTAGACGCGACAATAATGTGCACAACTCCCATCATGCAATATTTTGACAAAATTCAAACAAAATACAATTTTTGGTGTCCCTTCGATTTCGATGGTAAATTACACTGTTACAATTTCATCTTCAATAATAAACATAACGAAATTTTCAAGAAAGTTACTTCAAGTATGAATGATCACTTTAATAATTTATCAGACGATAAAATAAAACAAATTGATTATTTATATCTTGGTGAATTGATGTTTACAGAATTTGAAAAACATATTGACTGGAATGTTATAAAACAAAAACAATTATCAAAATCATCAAATAAAATTAAAAGTGGATATAAAGTTATCGCTAATTCGGCAGCTCTTATGCTACAACCAATTAATGAAGAACTTAAAAACAAATTGGATAAAGAATATTTCTTAAAACTGACAACTAAACAAAACATTAAAACATATGAGAATTTCGAACAGGGAACCGCTATTGAATATTTAATAAATAAACATTGTATATAATAAATATGTTACGAAAGTTCTTTTTTTCAATCTTATTCATATTGTTGCTGTTAATTTTCATATATATATACAAAACACCGAATAAAGAATCTTTTGTCAATGCTAAACCAAAACTATTTATTTATTGGGAACAAGGTTGGGATAATGCTCCGTTCATTTGTAAAATGTGTTTGAGGTCTTGGGAAAAATACAACAAATCTACTTGGAATGTCATTAAATTGGACGCGAACAACATATATGAATATATAACAATGGAAGATATTATACCCAACTATTGGAATATTAAATCGATTGCGCATAGATCCGACTTGTTGAGATTGAACTTATTGAATAAATATAACGGTGTATGGGCAGATGCAACAACCTTCTGTACAAAACCATTGAATACATGGATTCATCAATACAAAGATTTTTTTGCTTTCTACAAACCTTCCAATTCAAAACAAATGTCCAATTGGTTTTTGTTTTCAAACAAACAGAATTACATCATGGATACTTTGACCCAAAATCTCAATCAATATTGGACGAACAGAAATTCTAATAATAATTATTTTATTTTTCACGATATATTCAACCATTTATATAACACCGATGAAAAATTCAAGGAACAATGGGATAAAGTAAACCATATTAGTGCCCATATACCTCATAAATTGAAGTTCCGAGAGAAACATCAAGAGCAGCATATCCCTGAAGATAAGAAACAACATATAATAACAATTCAATCACCAATGTATAAATTAGATCATACAGAAAAAAGTTCAAATTTAATGCAAACATCGAAAAACAATGTGTTCTACTTTTTGGCACACCACCACGGTTTGATTTAAAAAATATTATGAAGGTCTTTCAAATATACATATAGGTCTCTTCGGAATGATAAATATTATGAAATTTTATATAATCCCTTGTATGGACAAAAATCAGAGATTGTTGAAACATTTGTCGAAAACAAACACATATATTTGTTTGTTACGATAGTATTATTAATCAGCATAATACTCTATATGTCGAGAACTCAACCATAAAGTTACACAGCTTCACAACCCCATCCATAGTCATCGCGTTGTATAAAGAAACTCGACAGTGACCAACCGAGTGGTGTCCATTGAGTCCGATAAATCCTTGTGCTTTTGCCTGTTCAATAAACTCGTGTTCTAACTGCTCGTTTTTCAATTGAAAAGGCACATTCATTTTGCTACGATATTGTGGTTGCATTCTATAGGTATAGAAACCATTTGAATTGTCAATTGTGTTATATAACTTTTGCGCTTTCAAATCTCTCATTTTTTCGATTTCATGTATACCACCCATATCAAATATTTTTTTGAAAGTCAGTCCTGCAACATATATCGGAAAAATGGGTGGGGTGTTCAACATTGAATTGGCTTCACATAGTTTGACTAAATTTAACATTGTCGGTATGTCGTTTTTGTTGTTTGTTAACATGTTTCTCCTAATTATCACCAACACCATACCAGCGGGTCCGATGTTCTTGTGACTACCCGCATATATCATAGCAAACTTCTTAATATCAATCAGTTTGGACAAGAAATTGGAAGACATATCACATATAAGCGGTTTATCGCCCACATCAGGTACATAATCGAACTCGCATCCATGAATGGTTTCGTTGTCGCAATAATGAACATATTTTGACTCAGAGGATATTTTCAGATCCTTTTGATCAGGACATATCGTGTAGTCGTTAAAATTAGACATGTTACTAATATTCACATTGCAAAACTTGGACGCTTCTTTTGCAGCAAAATTGCTCCAGTAACCATTAACAATATAATCCACTTTGTCGTTTTTGTTCGCAAAGTTCAACGGTATAGTTGAAAACATTTGCGTCGCACCACCTTGTAAGAAAAGTATTTCGTAATCAGCAGGTATATTCATCAACAATCTTAATTTGTGTTTGGTGTTCATCAATAAAGATCTGAACTCTGGTGATCTATGATTTAGTTCTAAAATACTTATACCACTATTTTTCCAATTCAACATCTCCATTTGAACATATTCCAATACATCATGGAATAACACGCCAGGACCAGGAGAGAAATTGTACATTTTATCGCAATTAACCAGTTTTAACCATAAGATTTTAAATAGATTTAAAAACCTTTTATTTTTATTTAATTTAAATTATGAACATCTACATAGACGCTGAAAATATATCTTATAAAGAATTTGATACCATAAAAAATCACTATGTTATGGATTGTTACAAAATACTTTCCATGAAGGTGTATGGTGACTGGAATAGATCGGATATGCAAAAATGGTATGAATTGTGCAAAAAGTATTCCATTGATCAAAAACAATGTATTAGCAATCCAAAGAAGGGGGTTGTTGATTTTAATATAGTGATTGACATTATGGATGATGTGTATAATGATATGATCTCGAAAAACAATGTCATTCGCAAAATATTGATTGTATCATCGGATTCTGATTTTATTCATATTCATAACCGTATCGTTAAAACAGGTATTGAAGCTGAGATATTTTCCCCGATTTCATTTCATACCTCTAAATACAAAATACACGATACTTTGTTCACACCAAGTTCTTCAATTACCCTTGACAATAACAATATTGCCACTACCAGCAATAATATTACCATTATGAATCCAGAAAAAAAAGAAGAATATCTTATCAACTCGTCATACGAAAATAGTCATTCTTATTTCGTAGATACCGATGATGATGGTGATGATGGTGATGATGGTGATGATGGTGATGATGGTGATGATGGTGATGATGATAGTGATGATTTATCAGATGAAGATGATGAATATATGTTTGATGATGATTTATCCGATGAAGACGACGACGAAGACGACGATGCAGAATATAATACATACAATAATGATAACTATTATAAAAGTTTATGTAATGAAGAAACTGTCAATAAAATGAAACATAATATCGGTATTTGTTTCAAATGGATCAACAAAAGAAATGATCCGACCAGACCAGTCAATGAACAAAAATTTATAAATACTTACAAATTACTAGAAAGTAACAACATGTTTGACAAAATACATAATGTTGATAATATTTTGGAATATTTATCACATTTTAAACTGATCGAGTACATTATAGTCGATAATTTTAAAAAAATTAAAATAAATTTCCCTTTATCCAATAGTTTAAACAATACAAACGAACTCACGATGTGTTACCGTTATCAGAATAAAGAAAACCTGCCAGTATTGTTTTCTACATTCGTATGCAATATATATCTACTAAAAGGTAAAAATATCATCAAGTTTAAGTTTGTTGACAAACAAAAATTGAAGCAACAGTTTTTAGCAAATAAGATTCCTGGATTTGTACTGATTGATACCGAAAAAAAGAAGAATAAGAAAGTGAAAAAAATGTTATATGTCAAAAAACTTTGAATGTTCAAATTGAATTACAAAAGAATTTGAATTAGATATTTTTATTTAATTCAAAAAGAAAAATAATGTTTTATTACTAGGAGTGGGGTTCGAACCCACGCAGTCAATAGACTATTAGAACTTGAGTCTAACCCCTTAGACCTCTCGGGCATCCTAGCAAGACACGATGCATCATTCGGGAATCGAACCCGAGTCTTCTGCTTGGAAGGCAGATATCCTTACCACTGGACTAATGATGCATAATCTATATTATACAAATATCTTTAAATAAAAATTATGAAACAATAGTAATAAACAAACATAAGTAGTTTACTTTCAAAATCAAGTAAAAAAAACTGCTCGAGATTATAGGTTGTTGTGATGATGAAAATATCATTAGGTCAAATTGTTATTCAAATATTTTTTAATGGATCATTAAAAGTATAATTAATGATACATATAAAAACAATTTACAAAGTAAATGGAAAGTCCCGTATGGGGGTCGAACCCACAACCTTACGATTAGAAGTCGTATGCTCTATCCAATTGAGCTAACGAGACTTATATTTATGGTAATCATAAACCCTTAAATAAAAAATTGATAAAATATATGTAAAAATTTGCATTCTACTCAAGAAGTTTCCACGAAGTTAACACGACCCATACACACCACTTGTAAACATGAATCATGACCTGCAAATCGCGTGTTGGTTCGATGCTATTCGTAACAACCATCACGAAGCAATTGTTACAATGCATCGATTGTTCAATTTGGACATCAATGACAACACATCTTACGAAGAATACTTCGCTAGACCTATACATATTGCTGCAGACACGAACAACGAAGACACTATTCGTCTCATTGTCTCGCTCGGTTGCGATGTTAATTTGACTGACTATTATGGCGTTACCCCTTTGTATAGGGCTGTATTGAATAACGCAACAACAAGCATCAAGCTTCTTTTGGAACTTGGTGCTGATCTCTATACGAATGTACATCATCGTAAACTACCCGATGGTTCAGATGAGTATCTGACCGCTTTGGACTTGATGAAACAGAACAATAACGGAATGCTTTACGATTTTGTTGTACCTTATACCAAAGAATACAAAATAAGGAGAAAGTTACAGATATACGCTAGAGTCATCGGAAAGATGATGAAACAATATCACCGTTCAATTGAAAATGTTTGGAAACCCGACGGGGTTGGATACCATATCGCAAGAATGGACTTTGAGCAATATTTAATTTCCATCTAAAAACACGAACAAAAAAAACAAAAAAACAAAAAAACATTTCTTTTTTTATGTAAATGCTAATGAACAAAATGTAAATGCTAATGAACAAAATGTAAATGCTAATAAACAAACCAATAATACAAGATTTCAATGTCTTAAATGTAACAAAGTATTGTCTTCAAATCAACGATTAAAACATCACCAACATAAATGCAATGGTCTATATTCACGACAATGTGAAGTATGTTTTAGAATGTTTACAACAACACAAGGTAAGTATCAACACAATAAGTACGTCAAATGTAAACCACCAATACAAGTACAATCTGCACCACATACTATTAACAACATCAATAATATAGACAATGTTTTATTATCATCTTACTTTATTATGTACATAGGTTCAACTTGTTTTCATTCATCGAATAACAATAGTTTTCTTTATAACTTTGATATCTTTACTTCCAGATTATCTACTTTCATTAATTTCTGTTACGCTTGCAACAAAATACCAATTCATTTTAACATTCTTCTTCTCAATAATTTAACGATAACATATCTATACTCTTGTTCTTTATATCAACTGGATAGTTATTTTGCAGTTTATTCATATGTATATTTTCACTTGTGGGTTTCTGTTTCGGGAGTTCTTCTTTGTAAAAGATGTACTTGTTGAATTAAGAAAAAAGAATTGTAATGATATTTTTCATTATTTGTCTATTGTTTATATGTATAAATTATTTATGTTGAATATAGTGTTGAATCAATGTATAATGGATCGTTCATTTTTTTTTTAAAAAAAAGTTAACTTGATAACTTATTAACAAAAAAACATTTCTTTTTTTATATAAATGACTTGTCCTATTTGTACAGCAACTGTAATACTTAATGTAGTGGGTCAAGGTAGTATAGCCGCTTTAATTGCTTCCAAAACATTGAAAAATAAATCTAATTCTTCAAACATAAAGTCCCAAAAAACTTCCAAATCCAAATCTTCGGATTGATTCTGTAACCGTTCACAACACTTTTTACTTGGAAGCATGAAATACAAACAAATTTACAAAAATATGTTAAAGATTCCACAAAAAAACATACATGTCCCCGCTCTGAAGAAATAAAAATTGATTGATTAAAATATTCAAAAACATTAATTATTATCATCAACTACATACAATAAGATTATCAAACATATCATTTACCAATAATGCAAATAGCAACCAGTTCTTTTCCATATGCGCTCAGTTTATACAACGATTCGAATCGTATGTTTACATTAAATAGAAGAATGTTCATGAACGAAAACAAAACTTCAAACACATCAAGTATAGTTCTTTTCAGATGCAGAGAGTTTGCTAACGAGTTTCGAGACGAAGTGATGTTAACCCCAAATTTCTGTAACAATACATGGAATATGTCCAGTGATGAGAACTCATCCGAAAATTTTAAATCGGTTATCTTTCATACAAAAAAACAAGATAGAAATGTATATGATAGAAATCATATTATTATCCCCCAACCTATTGAAGATTTCGACTCAAAAGAGTTCGTTGATAAACTTATTACATATAATATATCTACGTTTTTCATGGATACATATGATGTAACCAAATTTAGTGTTAATCTCTATGGACATATATGGACTCCCCCTCAAGATGTGCTGTATTACACTTCAGATATTGAAAAATTATACAACAATTAACAAAATATAGGACACGAATTTATAGATTTGTGTGGTATTCTCTATTCAACATTTTTGAAGCGATTGAGGTTTTTGAATTTCTTTTTTTCATTGATTTTGTTATATTAAATAAGAATTCAATCATGAGAAATAATTCATTTAAAACAATAAAAAAACACAATAATAAATACTTATGAGTTTTAAATTATTTAGTTTATATAAATTATTAAAATTAAATAAAAATAATGAGAAAAAAATTGAAACGGTAGACTATAACCCATCTTATTCTTTTTACACTGATTTGCAAGTTTTATACGCATTATGGTTTGCAAAAATTAAAGGCAACACACATCAAGAAAAATTAGAATCATTCTACAACAAACAAGCGTCTTTGTACGATTCGTATCGCAGTAGAATGTTACACGGAAGACAAACGTTAATATCTGAAATGTCAGCAAAGAAAAATGATGTATGGGTTGATTTTGGTGGTGGAACAGGAAGCAATTTAGAATTCTTTGGAAAGAATGTGACCGATTTCAAACAAGTAACCATCGTTGATATTACTCCAAGTCTTGTTGAAGTTGCGAAAGAACGAATTGCCAAAAACAACTGGTCGAATGTGAATATTGTCGTCGGTGATGTTACCGACCAACATCTATCAGGTCTTCCCAAAGAGGGAACAGTGGATCTTATCACCATATCTTACGCGTTAACTATGATCCCTAACTGGAAAGACGCGTTAGTTAATGCGAAAAGACTATTGAAACCGAATGGGCGTATTGCTATTTGTGATTTTACTGTTGATTCCTCTCAATGGTGTATCTCTCAACGATTTTGGAAAAAACTCTTCTCATTTGATAATGTGATCTTAAACAAAGAACATATTGTTTTTTTACAAGACAACTTCAAATGTGTAAAACATGATGTTAATTACGGAACTTTTCCATATGTTCCGGGAGTGTTCAAATGTCCTTACTATGTGTTTATTGGGAAAAAAATTGAAACAAAATAATGTTAAACAAGTTTGCAACCAACGATGGAACTTCAACCATTACTACTATCAAACAGCATTCCCAACGATGTTGTGATCGGTGAAATATACAGCCATTTATGGAGAAACAAGAATGTTTTGAATAAAAAACAAAAAGAAGCTATTGTACACGATCATTTTCATCTTAAAAAAATCATTCAGACCTATTTCAATGATACGTCTCTTTCCAAGAATAAAGAATCTATGGATTACTTTCTGTGTTGGCTAGAGAATGATATGTTGAGTGTGTTGAATGATGATTACGCTTACATTGACGGACTTTCTCCAAATTTACAAAAGGAATGCCCTCATATAACTAAGGAATGGTTGTTGTCGTTAAGTTCTATAGATGAACTACCCGATAAGATTTATACGATTTGGAAAATGATGACACCAAACAAAAAGAATATTATGTATGAACGAACCACCCCTTGAAACAATTATGATGTCTTTCTTTTAAACATAAATCCGTGTTCTTCTGCCATGAATTCCGGATCACGAGAGGAACTTTTTGCACGAAATCAGGGATATGATCGAATGTGTCTCCTAATTCTTGTAACTTTTTGTATGCTTCTGCAAGTTTATTTTGGATTGATATGAATGAACATTCCAATTCACCAATTTCTAAATTTTTAATTTCTAATTGAGTTTTCATAAATTTTGTGTTTTATGAAAACATAAAAAATAAGATAATCAATTGTTATTAATTATTGTTTTTGTATTTTTGTATTTTTGTATTTTTTGGGGGGATGATGTTATATATTAGAATATCTAATTGCTGTAAGCAAGACCGCCCATACCAGACATCACACGGAGCACATTGTAGTTAACGGCGAACACCTTAACGGAGTTGGAGGTGTCAACACCTGTAAGGTTAAGGGTAGCGTTGTCAATGCGGGACATGTTGCATGTACCAGAGGGTTGATGTTCTTCGGGCTTGAGGGCGAAGGAGTACACATTGATACCGACGGTTTGTGAACTGTCAACGGGCACGCGTTCGTGATGTTGGTAGGGTTGGACAAGTTGGAAATATTGGGGCACGCGGGCGGAGAAACGCTCGTGACCGTTGAGTTGGAGTTTGGCGGTGTCGTAGGAGGTGACATATTCACCAACGGCGGCACCATCAGCTTTCTCCACCCAAACCAACTCCTTGCAGGGATGGTTGAAATTGAGCTTAATTTTAGAGGAGGCGGTTTCGTCACCGGTGAATTGGAGTTGTTCAATAAGGTATTCGTGAGACACTTGGGCGAATCTGCGGCGTTCATCAGTGTCGAGGTAAATGTAGTCAACATAGAGGGAGGCAGAAGCAAGGGAAGCGGTGCCGGTTGATGTGCCCAACACAGCTGATTCTTCACCGAATTCGAGGTTGATCTTGACTTCGTGGTATTGGAGGGCAATAAGGGGAAGGGCAAGACCGGGGTTGCGGCAGAACCAGAATTGAAGGGGAACGAACACAACGTTGTTGGTGGAGTCACCTGAACCGGAGGTAACATTGTCCTTACCACCAACCATCAACTTGTAACCATCCCAGTGACCGGCGGTTTGGGTAAGTTCGTTCCAGATGTGAAGCCATTCGGCGTAATGTTTGTCAATGCGTTGACCACCAATTTCGACTTCCACGGACTTGACGAGTTCGTGACCCGCCCATTGAACACTTGATGCGGGGGCGGCACCGAGATCGGCTTGGAGGTAGATGCGGTGAATGAGATCACCATTTCTGGAGATGGGGCAGGTAACCTTCTTGCCGAAGTTGGGAAAACCGTTGAAAGTTTGTTCAATGGATTCCATGGAAAAGTTGGTGTGTCTGCGGTAGACAACTTTGAAGAATGTGATTTGAGGGTTGCCAGACAAGTAGATGTCTTGAGCACCGTAAGCTACGAGTTGCATAAGTCCTCCTCCCATTATGTATTTTTATATAATATAAGAAAAAAAATTTATAGATATTTAAAATTTATTTTTACGCATTATTAAAAAAGAAACTTTTCGATGAAAAAACAAAATGTATATAAACGATCTTGTAATTACAAAAAAACTTCCAACACTTTAGACTTCTGTCACAAAAACAACATAGAAACTTTCGTTTCTAAAAGAGATTCATTACAAGATAAACATGATAGACTGAAATCTATAAAAAACGATTTGGAGGAAATCAATAACAAACCTAATCATGAAAAAACAGATGAAGACTTTAAAAATTTAGTTCTTTTTAATGATGAAAAAAAATCTATAGAATCGGACATTCAAGACATAGTTACCAACAGAGAGGAAATTGATTATTATTCAAACACTGCTGACATTTTGTATAACTATTATGATTTAGTTGAAAACAATTCAGACAACAATATGAACATTGCTAACCATCTAAATAGTGCGAATAATCAGAACAAAAAAACGATTTTAGAATACTTTCACAAACAAATATCTTCAAATAATGAAACTGGCGATGTAACAACAGATACCGATAAACTCGTAAATTGTAATCTATCAACTACCACGCCTAATAATAACAGGGCTTCTCTATTGGATGAGTATTTATCTATCACGGATAAAAATTACATTAATGATAATATTGATAATAACAATGCTTTAAAATGTGAATTTTGTAACTCAATGGAAAAAACAGTCCTTAACAACGATAGTATTTCGGTGTGTAATAAATGTTTCTCTGTTCAACATTTGTTAACGGATAACGAAAAACCTTCCTATAAAGATCCCCCTAAAGAAATCAGCTATTTTTCCTATAAACGCATCAACCATTATCAAGAATGGTTAAATCAGATACAGGGGAAAGAAACAACAGATATTCCGGAAGAAGTGTTTGATAAAATAATGTTAGAGTTGAAGAAACAACGGATTACGAATGTTAAAGATATAAATCGTCAAAAAGTGAAAGAGATATTGAAGAAATTAAAAATTAACAAATACTATGAACACATTCCTTATATATTGAATAGGATAACAGGTATACCGAATCCTAACTTAACACAAGAATTGGAAGAAAAATTAAGAAATATGTTTAAAGAGATTCAAGTTCCTTTTTTGAAACATTCGCCTTTAGTTCGTAAAAACTTTCTTTCATATTCATATGTAATTCATAAATTCATTCAAATTTTGAATAAAGATGAATATTTACGCTATTTTCCTCTTCTTAAAAGTAGAGAAAAGTTGCACCAACAAGAAGAGATTTGGAAAAAGATTTGCAAAGACTTGGGTTGGAAATTTATAAGAAGTATCTAAGGTCCTTTTAACGGTTGGGTAACATGGGGCATATTGTTCATGGTGGGGAATCCAACCAAGTTCGCACCAATCCCTAAACCAGCACCGGATCGGGCACTGACTCCCAAACTCGGACTGTACAAATCTAATAAACTAAATGTCGCGGCAGCAACGAAACCAATCAACACAACATCATCCATTGTCAGCTTTTTATTGGGAAACATGAAGGCAGCAGTTGCTACTACCAAACCCTCCATAAGATATTTGAGAATGCGTACGAAAACTTCCATGAAATCAAATGAGTAGGTCATTTTATTTATTATATATAAATTTTTTTTAAATTTACTTAAACATATTCATTATTTATAACATTATATAATGATCTCTACAAAAGAAGTTGATTATCTTGAACAGGATGAGCCTCTGCGTAATCAAAATTTTGTATGTCTCTCGTTTATAAGTCCTGAAGATATTTTAAAAAAGAAAGAGGCGTATTTTTTTGAAGAATATACAAAGGCGTATGCAAAGAAGAATCAGGAATATGTCAATACTCTGGAAAACATTTTTCCTGATAAAAAAGAAGAGATTCGAATTATGAAAGACAATTTTGACTTTTTGTTTAATGAAACAAAAATTCAAGATTCTTATAAATATTTTGTACAAGATCAAGCCGAAATTTTGGAAAAGACTTTCTACGAACACAACGATTTTCAAACTTGTATTAGAGGTCTTAAGGTAAGGGGTGTCTTTGATACAATTCAAGAAGCACAGACCAGGAGCGAAAAACTTCGAAAATTAGAAAATAACAAGTTTTCAATCTTTATAGCACAAGTAGGATGTTGGTGTCCATGGTCACCAAATCCCGAACACATCGAAAATCAAGAATTTGCTGAAACACAGTTGAACACTTTAATGAAAAAATATCAAGAGAACCAGGAAAATAAAACTCAGTATTTTGAAGAACGAAAGGAAGCTATGAAGAAACAAATTTCCGAAACGGAAGATCAGAAAAAAAAGCAAATTGAAAACGATCTTGCTAGCGTCCAAATTGTAGATAATGGTAACGATGTGACGCTTGAGTTGACATCATCGGAAAACCAACCATCGAGTATGTACACCGAAGAAGATCCGTGGATGAAAGAAAAAAATATTACTGAAAATTAATATAAAAGGATGTTTAGTTTGTTGTTTATATTTTTATTTATTGGGATAGTTATGGTTGTGGATGGTATTTATCACGAAGAAATTCAAAAATTAAAAGCTCAAAAGAAAATCGTGTATAAGTTTATCCCACGATCTACATATAACGATATGTTATTTCATAAACATACTAATCCGGAGTACGAAAACATTTTCACACAGGATCATGATGCTAGAAGTGCAGGAAGATATACGAAATAAAAAGACAGTTGTTTACTTTCGGTAGGTCTTTTTCACATTAATGATAGGTCTTTTTTTCTTGAACACCGAAGGATCGTAATTCTCTTCGTTGTCATCATGCTTAATATTTTTACTCATTTCCCAAAACTGTTGATTGCATATTTTAAATGGGGGGTGTTGATTGGCTTTGTACCAAAACACATTATCCTCCAATTTGTTACTTTTCGTCGTATTGTCTATGACTAAACATTCGTAATTTTCTGTACATTGATCCATCACTTGACAAAATATTTCAAAATTTTGAAACATTCCTGCATAATTATCGTATATTCTCTTTCTGTTCGCCACAATGTTCTCTCTCAAAATAAAAATGTAATCAATATTCGTTCTTAAATTAGGAGGGATACCTAATGGATATTGCATTGATATAATGAAAAACATCTTCAAATGTCTACCGTTCATGAACAATGCTCTTACATTTTTATCTTTTGTCCAGCTAGAATCGTACAAGCAATCATCTAATATTAAGAATGACCGGGGATCAATTTTCGATCCACCATATTTAACATTCTCATCGTTCAAACTCTTTATTACATGTTGTTGTCGTTTCACCACATTATCAATTATGTTTTGTTTAAACTCGTCATGTATAAAAATCTTGGGAATCATTTCACCGTAAAAATTGTTTGCTGATTCAGTCCCCGATATTACCGTTCCAACTTGAAAGGAATTATTGTAATACAATAAATCTTTTATTAAAAATGACTTTCCTGTATTTCTCTTTCCTATCATCACAACGACCTTATCATCTGTAATGGTTGTGATATCAAACTTTTTTAACTCTAATTTCATACTATATTCTTTATATATTATATATTATATTCCATAAAATCAAAACGGAGGTTCTCCTAATTTTATATTATTCATTATTTGTTTATCATCATTACTATCTATAATTAAATTCGAAATCATATACACGATTATAAATGACATTATTGCCAATATGACTATTTGCATTTTATCTTTCTTCTCCTCTGTATTTTTGTTCTCGTAAAGTATATACAGTGTGAATACCACTGAAAAAAATAATGCTATCACGAAAGATGTATTTTGTATCATTTATATTCTATAATTTTTTTTAATTTGTTTAAAAAACCTGTTTCCGATTATTACATATATTTCTTTTGTAATAATAGTTTCTTCTTCAATTGATTTTTGTTATATCTAAAATCATCATATTCTATACTCGTACCTAGTATACTTTTGACCTTTTCCGTGTTTTTAATTTTCATATTAATTCTGTCTTCCTTATTATTTTTAACAAAATCGTTTGAACTTTCATTTACATCTCTTTCATCAATCCTTATATTGAAGTCTTCCTCATCACTACTTTCTACATCATTACATATTTTTATTTGGTTATCATGTACTTTTAACACAACTTCGTTTTTCAAATCGTTCATTTTTGCGTGAACAGATTCGTCAGCACTATTTTTTGATTCCGTCTTCCTTTCTAAATCATTATCCAGTGTTTCATAAACACTTACATCTTCTGCGATAATAGCATCGGTGTCTTTATTATCAAGATTGTTTTCCACAAATTCATCATAATATATATCATCTATTGTTTCTTCAACAAATGTTTTTGGTAATTCTATATTACTCTCTACAGTATCATTTTTAGTCCTTTCATGATATTGAATATCATTTAATCCGGTATCACTCTTGACATCAACTGTCGTTTCGGTATGATTCACTTCTTCGTCATGATCTGGTTCTTCGGTACGATTCACTTCTTCGGGATATTGACTTTCATTTAATCCCGTATAACTCTTGTCATCAACTGTTGTTTCGACATGGTCTTCATCTTCGGTATGATCTACTTCTTCAACATGGTCTTCATCTTCGGTATGATCTACTTCTTC